ACATAATCGGTTAAAAAATTCCTTATCTTCTTTTGTATGTTGTCTTAAGTGTATTAAAACACTTGACCAACTAGCTCTAAAAGGCATTTTACAATGTTTGCATCTAACAATGGGTATTAACTCTTTAACTTTTGTTTCTTCATTTAAATGTATTTTTACTTGTGATAATTCAAAATTACTTGAACTTTTACCATTGAAAAAGGCTTTTAAATCTTTACTGTCGTTATTATCGGGCAATTTATAACCATGATAACAACTTGCATTAATCATTAAACCGCTTTTGTGGTGTAATTGAATTAATCCTTTATGCTCTTGATACTGTTCTTTATAGATATCATCAAAATAACTATAAGTTTCTGTTTCTTCGTCATAAGTCGGTATTAAATCAATTCCCCGTTCATAGTCGTGATAATTACCAATATCAATTTTATCTTCATCTACAAAAGGTAATCTAAAACGATAACCAGTAAAAGAAGAATCATAATTTACTTTATGTCTATCTTCAAATCGAAGATAATACATATTTTCACAAGTACCAATTTTTATTTCTTGGCCATTGCTTTTTAATCTTGCATATTCTCCCATAATAAAAACTCCAATTTGTAAGATTTTTAATTTAGATAAATTGTAAAAATTTATCTTTTTAACCTACCTCGAAAGATAGGCTAAAAGGATAAATTATTTTACTTTGATTTGTTCTAACTCTAATTTATGTAATTGTCTTTCTCTTTCTATTGTCATTTTTAAATTAGAATTTTCATTACTTAATTTTTCAATTGTATCTACTGCATTTTTCCAATTGTTTCTATATTCCTCCGTTTTCTCATATAGAAATTTTTCGTAAGAGTTAGTATAAAGTTGACTCATAATTAATTTTTAACCTCCAAATAATTACACGCCAATTGATAGCCATTAGCACAATCGTTCTTTTGTGAAGTTAGCAAACTATCAGATATCCCAAGATAGAGAATTGAACCAATAGCAAAATATAAAAATAAATTTTTCATTTATTTATATCTCCTATCTCTGTTAACTCTTGAATAATCAAGTGTTGCTCCTATAGCATTACCTACAAAGTACAGAGATGCTATACCAGCTGAGAGGATTAGAAATTCCATGTTGTAAGATTTGTTTTTTTATTGTGTGTTCGTTTATCATCTTCTTAAATGGTGTTTAAATCGCTTCAGAGAGCTATAAACTTAATTTAGGATTGTTTATACCTTAATTAGTTATTAGCTAGTAAAGGATAATCTAAAAAGAATAATAAACTTATCTTTATTATATAACATTTATATATACTTTATACAAGTAGTGTGCTAATATTAATATAGTTAATAAAAAATCTTACTTTATGACTATTAAAGAAATTATTTCTAAATTAAATTTTTTAGAAGAAAATTCTAAAATGTTCCAAATTGCAAATAGTAAGCAAGTTTGGCTTAATGAGGTAAATAAGTTTGAGAGCTTATTCTGTAACCACCCCGAAGCTGATAACACTTGCTATAAGAATAATAAGCTAGTAATGAAATCAGGCTATTAGAACCGCTTGCAGATAGCTTAAAATTAATCTTCTTTCTCTACCCTACGGGGTGGGGTTGGAGATTTTTTTTTATTTTTTATGTTCGTGGGGGACTTAAATATATATTGATTAATTTTTTGGTTCTACTCTAATTGAAAGTTCTGGGGCTTGAATGTTGACTGTTTCTACGGATTCACCTATTACTTTGCCTAGGCTGTCTAGTATTTGTGCTGCTGTTTGGAGTTGACCTTTTTTAACTGCTCTATTGAAGAGTCTTATTCTCATGGCTTGTAGACGAGGGAGCATATTTTCTCTATCTTTTTCCCAATCTTCTTTATTCCATTCTTTAACTTTTTTCCAGTCTTGCCATGCGGTTACTTCTGATATTGATTCAATTTTAGAATGTTCTAGGACTAGGGCACGAGTTGTTTTGCCTTCAAGTTGACGGGAGTATAGTCTTTGAGATCTTTCTTGTACCTGTTGTGCAGAGGAGCGAGCAACAAATCTCATTTGTCTTTTAGGTTTGGCTGTATTTATTGGTTGATCGGTAGGAAAAGTAGAAGAAGCCACGGACTTACTTGTAGTATTTATTGGAATAATAACCTAAAAAAGGAGGAATAGGCTATAAATAGGGGGTAGAGGTTGAATTTAATTAATTATTTATGAGTTATGTAGGAACAAAACAGGAAGATATAAGTTTAAGGTATGCCCAGGGGGAGGTATTTAATTGTGACAAGAGATTTAGGGTGCTGGTTGCAGGAAGAAGGTTTGGGAAGAGTTATTTATCTTGTATTGAACTGTTGAGAGGGGCTATTAATCGACCTGGGGAGGTTTATTTCTATTGTGCTCCTACTTATCGTATGGCGAAGGATATTGCATGGAAAGAGTTAAAGAGATTAGTACCAAAGGTATGGGTTAAGGCTAAGAATGAGACTGATTTAAGGTTGGATTTGATTAATGGGTCGAGTATCGAGTTGAAAGGGACAGAAAATGCTATGGCATTGAGGGGTAGGAGTTTAGCAGGTGTTGTTTTAGATGAGGCAGCATTTATGGATAAAGATGTATGGGCTGAAGTTATTAGACCTGCATTGGCTGATAAACAGGGTTGGGCATTGTTTATTAGTACACCTGATGGTACTGCGAGTTGGTTTTATGATATGTGGTGTTTTTGCGGTGAAGAAGAATTAGATGATTGGCAGAGATGGAGCTTTACGACTATTGAAGGGGGTAATGTAAAGGCTGAAGAGGTAGAAGCAGCTAGGAGTCAGTTAGATGCAAGGACTTTTAGACAGGAATTTGAAGCTAGTTTTGAGAATCTTACTGGTTTGGTGGCTGTTAGCTTTAGTGATGACAATATTGACAAGGAAGTACAAGATTTACATATGCTGCCGTTGTTGTTGGGTTTGGACTTTAACGTAGACCCGATGGCTGGTATCTGTGCGTATAAGCATGACAATAACCTATATATATTCGATGAAATCATGCTAACAGGTGGTGCTACCACTTGGGATTTTGCAGAGGAAGTCGTTAGAAGGTATGGGGTAGAGAGAAGAGTAATTGCTTGTCCTGACCCTACGGGTAGTGCAAGAAAAACAAGTGGGGTTGGGGTTACAGATCACACGATTTTAAGAAGATCTGGTTTTACTGTCCTTAGTCCTAAAAGTCCGTGGAAGATTAGAGATAAAATTACTGCTGTTAATACTGCTTTGTTAGATGCAAATGGAGATCAAAGAACTTTTATCCACCCAAAATGTAAGGAATTAATAAAATCGCTTAGAACTTTAACTTATGCACCGAATACTGGACTGCCTAATAAGAATTTAGGGGTGGACCATGCGTTTGATGCTTTTGGTTATCTTTGTCTACAACAATTTAACTTGGCAAAACCAGAGACATTAGGTCAGACTTCGTTTAGAATATATTAAAATCACTTAATTTTTCCTATGCCTTACCATAAAGGTGTAAAAACGAAGAAAAAAACAGTTAAAACGGGTAAGAAAAAGAAAAAATAACTGTGAAAGTTGCAGTTTCAAGGTAATATATTGTTATAAGTAAAATTTTCTTTAAATCATGGCATTTTTTCGTGGCGAAGAAGGCTCTGTATCGTTCGATAACGGAACTGGATCAGTTGGAGCAGTAGCTTCTACAACAGCTTGGACATTAGATGTAACAAAAGACACATTAGAGACTACTTCTCATGGTGCAACATCAAGAAGTTTTGTTGGTAGTTTGATTTCTGGTTCTGGTACTGTTGATCTTATGTACACAGCAACATCAGGAGATGATACTGCTGAAATTATCAGTGATATATTAACAACAGAAGATGCTGGTGATGCTGCATTTAATCTTTTTATAGATACATCAGGTACTAAAAAATTAAGTTTTAACGGAATTATTACAGGAACTTCATTCAGTTCTACTGTCGGAGATATTTCTACAGTATCTGTTAGTTTCCAAACAACTGGTGCTATTACTTCTGCTATCTAATGTCTAAAAAAAAGTAGACTGTCCTTAAATAAGGATGGATTTGTTGTAGAAAAATGTTAGCTGTAAAAAAAATGGAACTGCCTTAAATGACTTTCGCAATCCCAGGCAAAATTAAGACAAAGATTATCACTTCCACCTCTCCTGGTGGAGTGGATAGTCCTTTTACGAGGACAAGGGCAGTTCTTGATATGATGAAGAGTTGGGAAATAATGAAGGCTGTTACTGAAGGTACTGAATATTTAAGAGAGAATAGTGAAGCGTTTTTACCTCTAGAGCCACGAGAGGATTATGACGCTTATATGGCGAGAGTTAATCGTGCTGTTTTTAGTCCTTTTACCCAGAGATTAATAAGAGCAGCTACAGGTTTAGTTTTAAGAAAGCCAATATCACTTATAGGAGATCCTTATTGGACCGAAATGTTCAAGATGGATGTTGATGGTTGTAAGTCAGATTTAGATGAATATGCAAGAAGAGTATTAATGTGTTCTCTTACTTATGGTCAAAGTCATATTCTTGTAGATTATCCTGCACCATCTGGAGCAAGAAGTTTAGCTGAAGAAAGAGCACAAGATCGTAGACCATATTGGATTGAAGTAGATCCTTTAAACCTTTATGGTTGGAGATTAGATAGAGAATCTAACTATGGAAATCTTGTACAGGCAAGAATTGGAGAAAAAGCGGTAGTTCCTACAGGTAAATTTGGAGAGAAAGTTTACGATCAGGTAAGAGTTATAGAACCTGGAAAATATAGAGTTTTTCGTAAGAAAGATCAAATTGATGAGATGTATGATCTTAATGATAATTCTTATGCTGGAGAATTTGATGCTACAACTGTTGATGAAGATTTTAAGTTAGTAGAATCTGGTGAATTTTCTCTTGGAGAGATACCTTTAGTTACTATTTATGCTGGTAAAACAGATAATTTAACAAGCAAACCGCCTTTATTAGATATTGCTTATTTAAATCTTGCACATTTCCAAAGACAAGCTGATTTAATACATAGTTTGCACGTTGCATCTCAACCAATGCTTGTAATGGAAGGATATGATGATCAAACTAAAGATTTGGCTATAAGTGTTAATTATGCAATGGCAACTCAGCCAGGAAATAAAGTTTATTATGTAGAACCAGCTTCTAGTGCTTTTGATGCTCAATCTGCTGAGATACAGGAGTTACAAATGCAAATGGCTACTCTTGGTATTAGTACTTTAAGTCAACAAAAGTTTGTAGCTGAGTCTGCTGATGCAAGAAGATTAGATAGAGTTGATACTAATTCTATGCTTGCTATGGTTTCTATGGAATTAGAGCAGAAATTACAGAAAGCATTTAATTTATCTGCACAATATGTAGGAATTGAACCACCTGAAGTAAAAATCAGTAGAGATTTTGATATTGAAAGGTTAATTGGACAAGATATAACAGCTTTAACATCATTATTTGATCAACAAGTTATTGATAGAGAAGAATTTAGAGACATTTTGGTACAGGGAGAAGTGTTGCCAAGTGCTAACGAAGCCAAAACTAAATAGTTTGGTAAACTAGGAAGCAAGTACATACATTTTTATGGCTAAATCACTAGATAAGGTCCTTCAGTCTGATGGAACTTATAAGTGGGAACTTGTAGAACCTACTTTATCCGAAAGGATGGGTAATGGTCCTGAAGCGTGTCCTGCTCCTCAACCTAAAACAGAGTCTAAGAAAAAGACTTCAAAGAAAAAATCTACAAACATTTTATCTGAATAATTCATGGCAATCGAAGAAAAAGTAATTCAGCCTGAGTCTGTGACCAATGCTGAACAGTCTGTGACTGACACTCCTTCACAAACAACACAACCACAAGCTCCAAATCTTGATTCTGTAAAAGCAGAATATGAATCACAATTATCTGCACTTAAAAAACAAGTAGCAGATGGTGAAGAAAAATTTAAAGGCATCAAAACTAAATTAGATGATGTTTATAAACAAAAAGAGGAAAAACGTAAAACCGAGTTAGAAGAACAAGGTCAATGGAAAACTCTTTGGGAAGAAGCTAATAAAACAGCACAAGATAAAGAACAGACAATAATGACTTTATCTCAACAGCTTGAAGATTTAAAAACTTCTAATGAAGTAGCTTCTACAAAGACAACAGCATTAGCAGCTATTAGTAATCTTGGAGCTATAAATGCAGAACAAACTTTATCTTTGTTACAAGGAAAGTTACAAAAAAATGCTGAAGGCAAAGTAGTTGTTCTTAATGGTGGAGTTGAACAAGATTTAAACACTTATCTTTCAAGTCTTAAAAATCCTGGTAGTGGTTGGGAACATCATTTTAAGGCTAGTAGTTCTGCTGGAATGGGTGCAAAACCAAGTCCTATAGCAAATGCAGATGGAGGACAATCAAATCCCTGGAAAACAGGCAATGTCACTCAACAAATGCTAATATCAGAAAAGAATCCTCAGCTTGCAGCCGTGCTCAAGCAAGAGGCTCAAACAAAATAGTTAATTTCTGTGAAATTAATGCCCTTATCTGTGATTAGGGGATCGCAAAAAACTTTTTAAAGGTAAATCTGAATGGCTGCTCCGTTTCAGAATTACTCTGGCGGTGTCCTATTAGCGGATATCGTTAAGAGAAATAATTTTAGCACTTACGTTTCCGAAGCAATTAAAGAGCGTAGTCTATTTATACAGTCTGGTGCTGTAGTTCGTAACGCTCTGCTTGATTCAAGAGCAGGTGGTACAAGAATACAAGTTCCAGAATTTAACCCTGTATCTCCAACTGAAGAGATCATTGATGGTACTGCAACATGGGGTACTAGCACCAATGGTTATCTAACACCTCAGAAAATTGGAACAGGAACACAGATTGCAAGCATCTGTCATAGAGGTTTTGCATATGCTGTAGATGATATTGCTGTATTAGCTGCTGGTGAAGATCCAATGGGTCACATCAGAAATCAGCTTGCAGATGCTATCAACAAACTAAATTCTGTCCGTTTATTTGAACAGTTAACTGGTTTATTCCATACTGCTTTAAATGGTCATCGTTTAGAGAAGCAATTAGGTGGTTCTGGTTCTACTGCTGAAGCAAACTATTTAACTGCTGCAACGATGGCAGAAGCTCGTTCTAAATTGGGTGAGCGTGGTGAAGAATTAGATATTCTAGTCGTTCACCCTTCTGTTGCTTATTACCTCTATCAAGTTGGAATGTTAACATTCTCAACTTCTACATTAGCTGCTTCTGGTGCTGTCACCTGGGGTGGTGGTGGCGTTGGAGTTAATTCAAAAGCCGTTGGTGAATTTGCTGGTTGTAAAGTTATTGTTGACTCTGCTGTTAACACTAACGATCCAACATCTACAGGAAACCGTCAGGAGTTCCGTTGCTACTTAATGAAGTCAGGAACAATTCTTGAAGGAGTTCAGCAAGATTTAGGAATTGAAGCTGAAAGAAACATCCTATCCAAGCAAGATGTTCTATCCGTTGATTATCACAGTACTTATCACGTTATGGGTACTAAGTGGGGATCTGCTTCTGACAACCCAACAAACGCAAACCTAAGAACAGGTTCTAACTGGTCTGCTACTTACGACATTGATCTCATCCCTATGGTTGAAATCTTTGTTAACACACCACTAGATAACGGTCTTAAGTCTTAAGATTATATTGGTGGTCAATAGAAAAGCCTCATCAAATATTGGTGGGGCTTTTTCTTTACGCTACAATAGAACTAAATTACTTTATTAATCGTGGCAGCTACTATAAACGCAACTTTAAAGAGTGAAACTGCTAATAGCTACGTTACTTTGTCTGAAGCTAACGACTATTTTGATACCTCTCCAGATGCTTCAACTTGGACAAATAAAACAGATGATCAAAAGAAAAGAGCATTAATATCAGCTACAAGATGGATTGAAACTTTAGTTTTTTATGGTGAAAGATGTGATGAAGATCAGGCATTAAAATTTCCAAGAAATAATTATCAAGTAGATGGTGTTGAATTAGCTTGTTCTAAAATTCCTAGTGGGATTAAGTATGCACAATATGAATTAGCTAGAGCATTAGCAAATGATACTGATGCTATTACTGGTACTACTGGTAAAGATGGAAACTTTAGTGAGGTAAAGCTAGGAGATATGCAGGTTAAATATAATACTGATAGTCAGGGAACTGGTTCTGTTAACAATATTTTAGATGTTTACCCTTGGCTACAAAGTTATCTTGGAGCATATATGCTAGGTGGAGCAGGATCTTATCAAATGAGGGTAGTTAGAGGATAATGGCAGGTCAATTAGATTCATTATTTAAAGATGTAGCAAAACAGGTAGTAGCTGATCTTGGCAGTTCTCTTGATACGACTATTACTTATACGAAAAAAGCATCTGGAAGTTATAACACAAGTACAGGTGTTTATACAACAACTGATACTAATTACAGTATTAGTGTTCCGATTGAATTTATTAGTTCTCAGGAGGATTTAGGAAAAGAAACTAGAGAATTTAAAACATATATAACACCTGATTTAATAGGAGATAATCAACCTGATCTTGATGATGAAATTACATTAACTTACGCAGGATCAACTAGAGTAGCAAAGATAGTTAATATAAATACATTACAAGGTGGTCAAACTTATTTGTTCACTATTCTTGGGAGATTTTAATGGCAAAATCAGATCCTAACGCTTTAAGTAATGCTATTGCATCAACAAGAGGTGAATTAAATAATCAACTTAATAATTTAATAGATACTGTACTTGAACATTTACCAGGTGAAAGTCCTCAATATTCTGGTTTTTTTGCTTCTAGCTGGCAAGTAAATACTTATAGACCTTTAGCTACTGAAGAAATACGATCTCCGTGGTTAGAAAGAAAAGAATTAAAAGATAAAAGTTCAACTAATAAATTTTTACCAGGTATTGTAAACCCCAGATATTCTCGTACTAGAAGATATAAATTTGGAGAAACAATATTTATAGGTAATAGGGCCGAATATGCGAGATATGCTTTAGGATCTGAAAATAGTACAATCATGCCTTATTTGGAAAATATAACACAAGTTGTTGATGTTGTATTTGGCGGTAGTATGCTTCGACCAGATGTAAGAGTAGCTGGCACTCAAGTATTACCGCAAGGAGTTGAAGGAGGTAGAACTGCTCCAGCACTAGGTTCAAGGTACATTAAATTATGACTTTAGTTAATGCAAGAGCAGCTTTTGAAAAAGCAATTACAGATGCAGTTGTAGCAGCAGATAATACTGTAATTTTGACATATGATAATGTTGCTTTTACCACTCCAGGAAAAACTAAAAAGTATATAGCAACTTCTATAACTTTTAGTCAGTCAACATTACAAGCACAGGGAGGAGCAATTGATTATTATTCTGGTGCTGTTCAATGTAATATTTATGTTCCTAAATCGAAGGGAACTTCTGTATTGTCATCTATAGGTGAAGCTGTAATTGATGGCTTATCTTCAATAAATGCTTCTAACTATTCAGATCCTTTCTCTTGTTCTCCTAGAGTTGGTGAGATTACTGGCCCAATTCCTGTTGAGTTGGAAGATCGTTCACATTTCTTAGGAATTGTATCTTGTGCGTTTTTCGCTAATAGCTGATATACTTCTAGTAGCTATACAATAACATGACTAGAGCAGTTGATCTCCTTAAGAACAAATTTGGTGTAGGCCAGCTATACAAATATGATATTAAGGACAATGATGAAGTTATTCTCACTATCTATTGGCATCCATTAACTATTGCTGAACGTGAAATGATTCAGAAAAAAAGTGGTGGAATTGAAGATGCAAATGATTTCGCTTTACAACTAATGATTGAAAAAGCATTAGATAAAAATGAAAAGAGATTATTTGCTGATGGAGATAAAGCATCTTTGAGAAGAGAAGTTGCTGCTTCTGTTTTACAAGAAATCCAGTTAGCCATGTTAGAAGCTGGTGCAACTAAGGGGGTTGAAGAGGCAGAAGCCGATTTGAAAAGCTAATGGCGATTGGATGTTTATATATTCACTTGCTAACGAATTAAAAAAGACGGTTAGTGAATTATGTGATTCTATGACTCTTGAAGAGATGATAGGTTGGGCTGCATATCATAAAATGAAAAATGAAGAACAAGAAAGAGAAATGAATAAAGTTCGTAGTAAGTAAGGTTTTTTACATAAAAAACGGTAGAATAAAATATAAGTTTGTCTAACTAGGTCGAAATGGCGGTTAAAACGATTGATCTTGTTATAAATACGAGTCGTGGTGAAAAAAATATAAAACAGGCTTTAGCTCTTGCAAAAAGATTTGAACAGACATTAGGAAATATAAGTAAATTAAAATTTAATATAAAAACTGACCCTGCACAGAGGGCAATAGAGAAATTAAATGCACAAATAGAGAGAGGTCGTGAGCTTACACAAAAGACATTTAGTGTTGGTGCTGTTAGGGCTTTTGGCAATTCTATTGCAGAAGTTAGAGATGAAGTAGGTGCTGTAAGCAAGGCATTTGAAGCTACTTCTGATGCAACCGAAAGAATGAATATGGCTAGTGCTCTTATTGCTGGTAATTTTAAGCAAATAAGAATGGAAGCAGTTGCTACAGCTAAAGCTACAGGTCAAGCTGGTACGATGCAAGCAACAGTTGGAAGTGTTCAAGGTAGATTAAAAGAAATAAGAGAATTTCCCAAGACAATTCTTGCAGGGAAAAAGGCAATGGGCTTGCTTAATAAAATGCTTGAATTGGCTGAAGTTAATTCAAAAGATTTCTTAGATATAAGTAAGGCTATTGGTAAACAGTTAAAAATTAATGCTGAGATGCAGAAAGCATTAGATACTGCTAGTGGAAAAACAAAAGCAAAGAAAACAGGTTCTAAAGAAAAAGTAAAGGATGAAAAAACAGTTACAAATGAATTAAAAAAACAGCAAAAAATTGAAGAGGCAAGATTTAATCGTGTTTTAAAAAATATAAGGAAAAGAAAGAGATTAGAAAGAGGAATTGGTGGCCGTGGTGGTCGTGGTCGTAGATTAGGTGCAAGAGCACAACAAATGCAAGGCAATATGCTTGGGGCAGGTTTCCCTTTGTTATTTGGCGGTGGTGCAGGAGCAGTTGGTGGTAGTTTATTAGGTTCTATGTTAGCTCCTGCTGGGATGCAATTCGGAGGACAAATATTAGGTAGTGCTTTAGGTACTATTCTTGAACAGAATTTACAAAAAGTTCATGCTATTGGTGATGCAACTAAACACGTTAATTTAGATGCTTTAGAAGAATCAGGAATAAGAGTTAACTCACA